GATGTATTACCTTGGAGTGCTATGCAAATAGCGGGGTCGGACATCCGATGTCCTAGGGGGGATCCTGGTGGGCTAGTGTCAAATCCGGATCCGAGACTATGGGCGAAGGAAGGAAGGGATCGATGGCCTACTGTTAGGCAAGCGGGCGGGCCCAAGGAAGGAAGAAATCGGCGGGCGGGGTGACGGGAGCCTAGGGCAAAGAAAAGGCCCCTAGGGGGTTCCTAGGGGCTTGGCGGGGGCTTGGGATTTACTTACCGTTGCCCGCGAGGGCGCTAATGACCAGCAGGAGGGTGAAAAGCAAACACAAGGCGAGGTACCCAAGGACTCGAAGGAGGGGTTTCACTCGTAAATGTTCTCCGTTTCAGGTTCAGACTCGGGCACGATTTGGAAGCTTTCGAGATACTCGCTGAGATCTCGGAAGTCCTCGCGGGCTGCTTCAGCTTCAGCTTGGGTAGAGTAAAAGCAGATCTCGTAAGTCTCGCCGTCGCTAGAACTCCGGAGATCAGACCAGCCATTCGCCGAAGCCATTTGAATTTTAAAGCGCATAAGATCAGAAAACCCGAACCACGACGCCGTCTGTGAATTCCAAAGCCTGAGTCCGATTCTCGAGCCACTCGAGCGGGGTCTCATCTTTCGAGTCCACACCGTCTTGAAAGCCGAAAGCCTTGGCACCCGAAAGGGCGGTCTCGAATTCTTGCCACTCACAGCAAATCGCGATCGGATCCAATTCAAGTTCTTCGCCCGTGTCGTCTTCAAACGCCTCGAAATATTCGAACAAAGCCCGCAAAGCGGGGTAAGAGAATTGATTCTCGCGCCCGTGGGCACGGAAAGAATCGATGAAGGTATACTCTGTTACAATGGTTTTCATATGGTTTGTGAGGGCATCAATTGCCCGTGCAACCCACGCTTTCGCATGGGCTGACCGGAGAATTCAAGCTTCGAGAAAATGCGTGGCACCCTTTCCGTGGGGGGGGATGTGGACAGACTCGAGACCGCCGCGGGCACCCGCACACAGCAGGCACACAGCGCATGGGGTTCCGTCGCGATCACTGGCGCAAAGGTTTTCACCAACGCTAGCCTCGGATCCAACGCGGAAAGTAGACCACCCCATTGACCGGGCGATCACAAGCTCCGCGATGGAATCCACACTGGCCATAAGTAAAGACTTCCAACCTTGAAGGGATGGCTTGCGCCATTGGTGTGTATAGCCTGTCCACCCCGAAGCCACACCCGCGATGGCCAAAGCGAGGGGAAGGGGGATCCATGTGGGATCGCCGTACGCTCCGAAACGGACTTTGCGGCCAGTGAAAGATTCAAGGGATCGAAGCAAGGGGTAGTTGCCCGCCCGCCACGACTTCCAAATCTGCAACGGAGCCTGTCCTTCGTTGACGTAGCATGTCCGCTCAACGCCGAAGCGACCGTCAACCTCGTGCCCGCGATGCATGCAATTGCCGCATATAATCCTGTCCAAGCCGGTTCGAATCGCGGTCACGGGATCTTCCGCTTTGCAGAGAATCCAAACTTGGATCATGTCGCCCGTTTTCCGGTTATCCGAAGGGGTTGAGAAGCCGGTCGCGATGATAACGCGCAAGGAGTCTTCATGAAGAATGAAGCCATTCACAGAAGACCTCCAATCCATTCAGCAAGGGCGGGGATGGACATAAGGAGGGCAAAGCCCAAAGCGCAAAGCGGGCCTTGGAAGCGGGGGGGGATGCGTTTCATGAGTTAGCGGGAGGAGGTTTGAAGGGTGCGCTCGATTTCCATTTGAAGTTCTCCACAGATAGCGACGCCGTCGGAGTCGGTGATGCGGTACCAAATGAAAGAGCCGGGAGAGTTGCGGTTGAGCCTGCGGGCATGGGCTATGCGGGCTTTGATCGCAGCCGCAACCGTACGGTGGGTGCTGATGCGCGTGTGATTGAAGTGATCGATGAGGAATATCATGGTGGTTTGTAGGCCCGTAAATCAGGCCATACGCAAAGTAGATCACAGTTGCTGAGAGTTGGCAACAAGAAAGGTAAAGGAAAATTATTTGAGCTATGGCAAGGGGAATGAAAGCGAAGGGGAGCGGTGACCTAGTGAAACCTAGGCTGAGGGCGAAGCCGGAGAGGGGGACCAAAATGGTCCTGTCACCCGATACAAAAAACAAGGCGATGGAAGCTGCGCGATATGGCATGCCGCTTGAACGTATCGCGCTGCTCTGCGGGTTCTCATCAAGCGAGACACAATGGTCCAGGTGGATTAACGCCAACCCGGCGTTCAGGAGGGAACTTGATCAAGCGAGGGCAGAGGGTGAGCTGCTACTGCAAAGAAAGATCATGAGTGGAGAACAGAACTGGCAAGCGGCGGGGTGGATGCTCGAACGTACCCGCGGATATGTTGCCCGCGCATCACTAGAACATACAGGCAAAGGGGGTAAGGAATTGTCAGTAAGCGGCAATCTCCTTGGTGCTTTCGGCGGGCAGAAGTAATACAATAGCTATGGCAATAGCGGTACTACAATAGGGACTATGGTAATAGGACGACGGGGGTGGGGGCCACCCCAGGAGGGGGGTGGCTGTTACCTATACCCCCCCATCCGCACCCAACCCAATTTTATGAGTGTCAAGCAAATTAAACGGAAGAAATCCCCTTCACTAGGAATGGGTTCGCATATCCCTGCATGGAAGCAGCGTAAGCTCCTGGAGGAGGCACAACAATTGGCCAACTTCCCTAAGATGATGTTGGGGCTTCGCGATGTGTACCCGTGGCAGGAGAAGGTGTTGGGGGCGTTGAACGAGAAGCATTCGAAGGTGGCACTCAAGGCCGCGAATGGTTCTGGCAAGACGAGCATGGTGGCTGCGTCAGCGGTTGTCTGGCACATGATTCGCTGGCCTGGGAGCTTGGTGGTGTGTACGGCTGGTGTGTACCGGCAGGTGGCTGATGCTCTGTGGCCGCACCTGCGGAAGATGATCAATGGATTGGGTGGCGAGGAGAATGGGTTCTCGATCAAGGATGGCGAGATCCGGTATGTGTATCCGAAGAAGGTGGATGGCCAGGAGTTGGTGAGTAGGTGTATTGGGTTTAGCGCGAGCAACCCGGAGAAGGCGGAGGGCTGGCATGTGCAGGGTCCGAGCAATGATTTGCTGTATATTGTGGATGAGGCGAAGGCGGTACCGGACGGGATCTTCCAGTCGATGGAGCGGTGCCAGCCAACGAGGACTCTGCTGATGAGTAGCCCTGGTGGGAGCAGCGGGTATTTCTACGATGTATTTCGCAGGAATGATGGGAAGTGGAATACCTTTACGGTGACGGCGTTTGATTGTCCGCATATCCGGAAGGAGTGGATTGATGATCAGTTTGCGAGGTGGGGCGAGGGGCATCCGCTGGTGCGGTCGATGATCTATGCGGAGTTCATGGAGGACGATGGGAGTTTGACGGCGGTGAAGACGATCGATTGGCAGAGGGTGGTTAGTGGCCCACCTAAGGAGAATATCGAGGGTCAGCCGTTGACCGCGGGCTGTGACTTCTCAGCGGGCGGTGATGAGAGTGTGCTGGTTATTCGCCAGGGTAATACGGTTAAGGGGCTGGTGCGGTGGCGGGATAAGGACACGATGGCCAGCGTGGGTAGGTTTATAGCGGAGTTCAGGAAGTGGAATCTGAAGGCGGCGGATATCTATGCGGATGTGGGCGGCATGGGTGTTGTGATGTGTGACGCGCTCCGATCCGAGGGTTGGGATGTGCGGCGGGTGAACTTTGGGGAGCGGGCCATTCGTGATGATCAGTTTGTGAATAGGGCGGCGGAGATGTGGATCGAGTTCGGGCGAATGGTGGAGGAAGCGAAAGTGAATCTGGGGCCTGTGGGTACGGACGAGATTCTGTTGCAGCAGTTCGTGAGTAGGAAGGTTCGGACAAATGGCAAGGGGAAGCTGACGCTCGAAGGCAAAGACGAACTCAGGTCCCGCGGGGTGAACAGTCCGGATCGAGCGGATGCTATGGTACTGGCGTTTTGTGGTGGTGGCGGGAAGCGGATGGATGAGTACCTGAAAGCGTTGGGCGAGGATGGAAGGAGCTTGCTTGAGAGGATGGAGGATGAGATAGGTCCGGTGGAGGAAACTGGGTCTTCGCTTGCTGGATGCGAGGTTGGGGGATAACAAAGGGACAGCATTTTATGATGAACGACAAACAGCGGAACGCTTTGCAGGGGCAGATTCTTGAATCTGTTAGCCAGCGTAGTCCGTGGGAGATAAGGCAGACCAGGTGGTATGAGTTACGCCATCATGGGTTGCGACGTACCAATAAGCCCTGGCCCAAGGCTGCGGATCTGCATTGGCCGCTCATTGATACGGCGATCGAGAAGCTCAAGCCGCTGTTCCTCCAGCAGGCGTTAGG